GTCTGGGAGCGCACCTTGGACGAGACGGTTTATTGTAGAACAAAAACCTTCATCGCGATCTCCTTTGTCATCGGCGAGTACTTTACTCTGACCGAAATAGAGCCCAGTATTCAGGAAAGGAATACTCCAGGGTGTGGCGGTTCGATCATAAAGATCATAATCGAAACAGGCTGAATTCGCATTTGCATAACGCGAATGACAGTAAGCTTTCCCGGCACTCATCTTGAGGCCGACCTTATTTCCAATGTCCACGTGTTTGTTCCACATGGAGTGCTTTGCAACATAGAGCATATCGTCACCGTTGACTAATACACCCTTAAGCTTATCCTTGAGAAGACGACTGTCGTCTTTCAAGTTCTCAAGATAGAGACCAAGATTAGCTATGCAAAGGACTGGAAAAGAGAGGATTGAACCCATCAATTGCCCATTGTTCTGGTCAATTGGAGCAACGTCAAACCCTTCGGGATATTCGACATGATGCGGTGCAAGGACGCTCTTCCAGAGACGTCTTTGATCCTCGGGGAAGCCTTCTGTCAAGAAATCCATGATAGAAGCAGAGAGTCTAGCCGACAGATTGTCTGTAGCGGCAGAATAGTCGATCGAGAACCACTCGTATCGACCATCCCCCAAAATAGATCGATTTTCGGAAAGATCGATTAGATCAGTTGGGCATAGAGGCCGCCCAATGAGTCTATAACAAGGTAAAGCACGCATGGCTCCATGAAGCGCTTTTTGTAAATCCTTGGAGAAGTAATAAGGCATTGCTTCTCCCTTTGAAATCACTCTGATCTTCAAAGGTTCGATCACTGCTTGTATGGTACAAGTCAGGCGTTCGCCTCGAGTGTAGCGAAGAAACTCCTTCGATAGGCAGTCCCTCCACTCACGTTCACCGTCTGGGTACGAATACTCCTCGACGACTACATTGTAGCGAACGATTCCTCCCTGGACTAGCATTGGATGGAAAACCATTCTAGTCAATTCAGGTAACTTGCGTATCTTGGTAGACGCATTTTTACTGTATCTCTCGATGTGAGGCACAAGTCTGCGAATTTCAGCAGCCTGCCCACCTTTAGATCGAGGTACTTCCTGGCACGCGCTCGTACTTGGCGTGGTCCGAAAGGAGGAAACACCGTCGGGACTCCTTAAGAGTCGACGCATCTCCTTCCTGACGCCCCTTAGGTGCGGCGTCAAATTCTTCATCACACTGTCGTGTGTGTTGTCGTCAATGGGGTCTTGTATCTCCATTGCCTTTCTGTGCTCTTCATACGTGGTTAAAACCAATTCGTCTGAAAGTGGCAAAGCGGCTCTTTTCGCCTGAAGGAAAGAATACCAGAGATGGACATTCTTTCGACAATACTTACGCAGTCTGTGCGTGGCCCAGTTTCTGAACTGGCCGGTAAACCTGAAAGGGATATCGGGCACTCTTGGCATTTCCTGCCGGAGAAAGCGCGCCATGGGAGCAACAGTTAGGTACTTTGCTCTCTTGAAGAAGACTTGCTCGTCCGGATGGACGAGGTAGTCACGAGCTTGTTGGATAAACGAGTCAACCACAGGATGTGGTGCTCCGTGATGTCTGAGGACAACCAAAATTCCTCGAATGACACCATCAGCTCTCTTAAGAGACTCATCAATAGAGTCTCCGGCCGAACTTGAGGCCGCCGGGTTCCCACCCGGAAAATTGGATACCTCGACTTCTGAAACGTCCCAAGTTTCAGTAGCGGTTACAAAGGTGTGTTGTCCTCCCGGACAAACACGCTGGTAGGCACGCATTTGATGCTGCCACCACCTCAAGCCAAATTTAGGACAGCAGGACATAGTCTTGCTTTCTGATTTGGTCCATTTGACACCCCCACTGCAGCAGTGGAGTGTCTCATCTGAGGCTTTGATTCCGACAATAGTCGGGGTCTCCCAAAAGTTCATTATCTTACTTTGTTTTGTATCTTCGGATGCGAACATTAGTTAGGACGGCTCGGTTTTAC